TGATAAGAACCATAGGCTGCGATGTTCTCGTGCGTAATATTGAAGATGTCATCGTCGTTCTCATAGACAGTCCGGCACCACGGCGTGTTCCAGCGCCGCCAGAGCCCGAGCCCTTCATACGCGTTCACCCGCTGGGCGATCACCACGTCCATGCCCTCGATATCAGCCACCTGGAGCCTGGGCGGCGGATCCTTCATGGTCGCCATACCGCCGGAGCGAAAGGTGATATCGACGTCATCAGCGTGCTTGGCGACAGCCGTGAGGGGAACGATCATCCGGTACCAGGCGCAGCCAGAGCCGCCGTCATGCGATGCTAGGACTTTCACGCGCGTCAGTCTACCGGGTGACCTCGACCTTAGCGTCCTCATCCGGATACCAGGAGCCGCCTGGGGTTATGCCCACAGAGACCTTGCCGGGAGCGCCATCGCGGACATAGGCGACTTCCACGGTGCTCTCCCACGGCCGACCGGGGCTGAAAACCACCTTGTCGCCGGGCTGGAGATCGCGAACAGCAACAGTCTCAGACTTCTTGTCTGACCAGTCCGGCCTAACGCACGTCATAATGGACGGGTTGGGCCAGCCGGTTTCGAGTGCGTGCCAGTTCGGGTTGCCCCGGCCTATCCAGACTTCTGCTTCGCCCCGATCTTCGGCATTCAGCTCAGGCAGCACCGAAAGCGTAGCGAGATAGTCGGAGTTGGCCCACCAGAAGTTGCCGGCGTAGTAGTTCGCAACGCCCACGATCTCCCGGCCGAACTCCGCTTCCGTGAAGTAGTGAACGCCGGTCGTGTCGTGGTCAGCGAGTTCTTTGAGCCGGGGAGGCCATGCGCCGATGAGCCGATCAGCCATGCACCGACGCCACTGGTCAGTGCCGCTGAACACGTGATAAGCGCCCTTGGTGTGGCAGTAGAGCACTGCGTAGCCGGGGTTTTCGATGCTCCACTCGCGAATCTTGTTGAGAGTCAGTTCCTCGAACTGGCCCGGCTTAGCCCATGTGATACGCGGCAGCACCGGGAACCGGGCTTCGGCGGCAAGCTGGATCAGCTCGTCTGCGATCTCGTGTCCGCGGGGGACGTCGAGTGCGTGCAGGAACCAGGCAACTTTTCTCACTTCGTGGGGTCCTTACCTCGCCAGCCGCGCTTGACGCCGATCCACATCACAGTACCACCAACGAGAATCGGCACCAGCGGTACCAGGATCTCTACGATAATGAGTCGCACTTGGCCGCCTCGTGAGCGCCCGACACTTCCTCCGCAGTCGGCGCTTTAGCGTTGTGGTCGGGATGGTGCTTCCGGCAGACGCAGTGACCTGCGAGGGTCTTATGCCGCCCGATGCGCCAGCAGTGACGAGTCTCGCAGTTGTGCACGCGGAAGGTGTGGTACATCGCCGCGAGCACAGCCGTGATAAGCGTCGCCTCGCCCAGATCGGAGCCGAAGCCGCTCCAGAAGCCGTAGTACGGCCCGGTGCCGTTTACCCCGAAGTGCCAGTACGCCCAGTGAAGCAGCTCATGCCACCACATCCACATGTCACGCCGCGAGCCGCTGAAGATCCGCCGTGAGAGCTGCGAGGTTGACGCCGTGGCCGTCGAGTCCGCCAGCCGGGACCTCGCCCCAGATGGTGGCCCACGCCTCGGTCGAGATGAGATGCCAGGCGCTGTACTGGATGGCCTGCACCATGCCCCAGGTGATGACGTACAGGTTGGCGCTGTCGTAGCCGACGATCGGCACGCAGTGGCCGCCCAGGACGTTCCCGTTCTGGAAGCTGGCCGCGGTCCACGGCTGGCCGTTCTGCGATGCCTGCTGCATGAGGTCGGTGACCTGGATGCCCGTGTACGCGCCGCCGTAGGCGTTGACGGTGAACTGGAGCGTCGCCATGTCGCTGATGCTGACCGGCGCGTATCCCGCGAGCTTGCGGCCGAAGAAGGTGTTGGCCTTGACGTACGCGAGGAACTGGCTGAGCACGACGCCGCTGTCCTGGCCGCCCGTGTAGGTCATGTAGTACTGGCCGACCTGCGCCGGCGTGAGGTTCAGCAGGTTGGTGCGCAGGCCGAGGTCCACGGCCATGTCGATGTGATGAACTCCGGCGACGCCGCAGTCACCCAGGGTGTCGTTGGCGTCCATGCCCCACGCGGTGCCGTCAGCGTTCTTCGGCGGCACCGGGACCTTGACTTCGAGCGGGGCAGCGGGCAGCGCGCCGGCCACGTACCAGGTCAGGTCGCAGAGACCGTTCGGTACGTAGCCGGGTAGTGCGCCGAGCTTGTACTGCGTCAGGTCTGACGCCACGGTCCCGGCCCGTCAGGGAACTTGCCGGTGCCGACCGCCCAGTCAGTGTCGCTGACCGAGCCGCTCTTGGTGTCGATGGTCTCCCAGCCCTCGTGATTGGGCTTGCTGTGACGGCCATCGGTGGCGTCGTAGTTCATCGGGTGCTCAGGAGCGCGCTCCGGCGACCCGCAGGCATCCGGCAGAACCGGCTTGCCCGTAGGAGAACCGATCGGCTCGCCGCCTGACTGCTCGTCGGTGGGGTGCTCGACCGACCCCCAGTTGCTGGCCATCAGTGGACTTCCTTACGGTCGTTGGTCTGCGGGGTCGCAGCCGGGTCGTAGACGTGATTGGCGCTGAAGTCCGCACCGAGAACGTTCGTGTCGGTCTGCTCGCTGGGCGTGCCCGGAGCGGCCATCTGGAGGGACGTCTTCTTCGCGGTGATCATGTTGCCACCGTTCATGCTGGAGCCGGCCAGGAGGGAATCCTCAGCCAGCGCGCTCAGGTCCGTCACTCCGTTCGACATCTCCTCGAACGTCTTCCCCGAGCTGTTCTGCGTGAAGTTCTTGCTCGCCATCAGGCACCTCCTCAGGTGTCTCGTCAGGTACCGGGTTCGGGTCCGGCACACGGTCGCCGAACCCGCCCGCTAGCGGTCCGAAAGCTCCTGCGCTCTGGCTCCCGGCCGGCGCGTTCGCCCGCGGGATGTAGCCAACCTGCGCGCCGGGGGCGTACCCCTGACCCGGTGAGTTGGCCCGGCTCCAGAAGCCCATGACTTACTGGCCGGCGTTCGGGTGCGCGTGCCCGCGCACGTGGCCGTGGCCAGCTCCGGAGTCGGTCGGCCGGTTGTTCTCCAGGCCGGGGAGCGTCGGGCCGCTGAAGCCGTTGTCCGCGCCCCACGTGGTCCAGTCGCCCGGGCCGTTGGTCGCGCCCTGAACGGTCTGCTCGCGCGTGACGCCGCCGATCAGCGCCCACGGGTCGGTGTAGGTAACCGACTCGCCGCCGTGCTGGGGGGAGCAGCCCTCGGAGCCCGGCATGCCGGAGTCCTTGACGAACTGCTCGGTGGAGTGACCGAAGTCGTCGTCGAGCTGGCCGGCCTCCAGGGTCACGTCGTCCGGCATCTTGAAGTCGCTAGACCCCTTCATGCCCGAAGACGCGATGCCCGTGGGCATGCCGAAGATGGTGGGGTCGGTCTGACCGAGCTGGTTGGTCGGGTCAAGTCCGCCGGTCTGACGACCGTTGCGGGCCGGGCCGCCGCCCTCTACCTGCCGCGCCGGGACACCCGTGCGGCCAGGGTTGACCCCATCGCTTGCAGTAGCCATCGTTCTTCTCCTCTGTAGTCCTACCCCCAGGATAGAACTCGGCACCCCGGAGAGATAGTAGGCTTGCGCGCATGCTTCCTTTCGACGATCCCAATCCCCGAGGTGAACTAATCCTCGGCGGCATCAACGGGTCCACTGCCTACGGACTCGCCACTCCCACCTCGGACATTGACCGAATCGGCTGCTATGTCGCGCCCACACGCGAGTTCCACGGCCTGCACCTGCCCACCGGCAAGAAGTCCACGTGGACCGACACCGATCCCGACTTCACCTATCACGAGGCCGGGAAGCTGGCCAACCTGCTGCTGTCCTGTAACCCCACGGTGACCGAGCTGCTGTACCTCGACGAATACGAGGTAAAGGCCGATGCGGGCGAGATGCTCATCGACATCCGCAGGACGTTCCTGCACGCCCAGGGCGTCCGCAACGCCTACCTCGGCTACGCCACGCAGCAGTTCACGCGCATCCGCAACCGTGAGGACCACACGTTCAGCTCGGACACGGCCAAGCGCACCGAGAAGCACGCGAGGCACCTGTGGCGGCTGCTGCACCAGGGCGTCGAACTTCACCGCCGGGGCACGCTCACGGTCAGGCTCACGCCGCGCGACGCCGGGATCTGCCGTTCATTTGGCGAGGCTGTGGCAGACGGCGACCTGGACCTTGCAAGCGCCCAGCTAGCGTGGGCTGAACTGGAGTTCAGTACTCCCGGCGTGCTGCCCAGCGCACCCGATGAGGGTGTGGCCGAGCAGTGGCTTCAGTTCGTTCGCCGCGACTACTGGGAAGACTTCTAGAGCCGATCGTTGTACTGATTCTGCAACTCGGCCTTGGTCATGCACTGAGCGTCCAGCTTGTTCGCGCCCTGCGCCACCGCGTACTCCACCCAGTCAGCCTTGGGCGCGTTGGTGTACGGGCGCTTGACCTCGACCACCTCAGGCTCGGGCTCAGGCGGCAGATCATCGAACAGCGCTGCCACGCCGGCCGCCGCCAGACCCATAGCCTCTTCGAGCGGAACGTCGCGAACCTCATCCTTCGCCGCGTTAAGGCCGGGAAGGTTGAGCGTGCAGGTAAATATCACCCGGCGGTGTCCTGCCGGAACAGGTCCAAGCGGCTTGGGGGGCTCGGGCGGTGTGTTAAGACTCGTGAGTGCCATGATCTTCTCCTAGAACGGCGGAACCCTCGCCAGCATAGCTGACGAGGGTTCCGACTTGGGCTGAGCTAGATCAGCTCGCGCCGCCCTTGAAAAGCTGGAGCGGCTGCGTGGTGATCGCAGCAGGCGGGTTCATGAGCTGCCCGTCCGCGCGGACGATGGCCCGGAAGGTCACCAGGTCCGTGTTGAACGCGAAGTCGTCCGACCGCTCGAAGCGAACTCCGCCGATAAGCCGGACGAAGTACTGCGAGAAGTCGCCGAATGCGATGCTGGACAGGCCAGCGCCGTAAGCCGGCATGAACGGGTCCGCAACGAGCGGCTTGCCCAGGAGCAGGTCCGGCGATCCGAGGATCGTCGATGGCTCCCAGATCGGACGCGCGTTGGTGTCCACCAGCTTCCGCAGGAGGCCCAGCGTCTTGTCCGCCGCCAGCCAGTAGCACGAGCGCGACTGACGGTAGGGAGCGATGATCGAGTACTCCATGTCGATCAGGTTGTCGTAGGTCGGAGCCCCGGTGATACCGAGAGACGTTCCGTACGATCCCGAGATCGCCGAGGAGAGCCCGCCCGTGACGGCGATCGGCGCACCGAGGATGCCGCCGGAGATGCCGTTCGAGCCGTTGATGAGCGACGTGCCGAGCATGTTGCCCACCGCGCGCCCGGCCGACATCGCCAGGTACTGAAGCAGGTTGATGCCGGAGTCGTCGATCAGCTCGCGGGCGACCTGAACGAGGATGCCGAACTTGTTCGACGAGAGCGTCTTCTGCCCGAAGCCGGGGTCGGCCGACTGGAGCGTAGCGCCCTGCTGAGCGGAGATGGTGACCTGCGCGCCGGCCGTGGTCTGGCCGGTCTGGTTGGTCACGTAGGGGATCTGGAGGGGCTCTCCACCCTGCGAGTTGATGACCGAGGGGCCGCACTGCATGAGACCGGAGACCTCGATGAGGTACGAGATCATCTGGTCGTAGAAGTCGATCGGCACCAGGCCAGCGCCCGAGGGGTTCGAGAACGAGCCGGGCGAGCCGCCGCCGACGTAGTTGTCGTACAGCACACGAGCTTCGTACGGGGTCAGCCCGCCGCCGGGGAACTGAGTCGCCGGGCCGGTCGAGCGGTTCTCGATCAGGCGGTTGACCAGGCGCGAGGAGCGCCAGTCGCCGATGTCCAGCGAGTTGACCGAGCGGTCGTCGCGGTCGAGGAACTTGCGAGCGCGCTCCTCGAACGGGTTCTCGGTGATGTTCTTGGAGCGCAGGTTGGTGGCCTGGCGTCCGCCGAGGTCTTCGAACGCTGCGGAGGTCTCCTTGTCGCGCTTCTCGTCGGCGAGGATCCCGCGCAGGCGGGTGTCCACCGAGTCCAGCTCGTTGTGGAGGTTCTCGTACTTGATCTTCTCGTCGGCGGTGAAGGAGTTGCGCTTTTCGGCTGCAACAGTCTCGTTGAGACCCTTCAGCTCAGTCGCGAGGCGGAGCCGAGTCTCATTGAGCGACTGGGCGAGTTCCGATGCCACGGTGTTCTTCCTTTCGAACGGCATCTTGATCGCCGGCTCCAGAGCGCATCAAACGCACGGCCTCGACGGAGGTTCTATTTCAGGGAACCACAACGAACAGAGGTTCGCATAGCCCCGTTGTGAAACTTTTTAGACGGAGATGTTGAAGATGGCCGTGATGGCGGCCGAGGCAGGCGTTGCCCACAGGATGGTGAACGTCGCGGCGGTAACGGTCTGCGTGCCGCCGAAGTAGTTGAAGCACATGGCCTGGTTGGCTACCGAGGTGATGGTCGAGTCGTACACCAGGAGGCCGTAGAAGCCCGATAGGGTTACGGTCGCCGTGCTCGTCTGACCTGCCGTTGGAGCAGTGACCTGGAAGCACAGGGAGCTGGAGCCGGTGTCGATAGTCCAGGTCTTAGTCGAACCCACGGACACGCCGCCGGCCGACCAGTTGGTGCCGGTGACCTCGTTACCAGTGACCCACTGGCCCGCGCCGTATGCGCAGTTAGCAGCGGTGTCGGCCTTGTTCGGCGTGCCTGTGTTGCCGAACGCTGCACACTTCACAGCATCGGCTACAAGACTCGTGTAGGTCGTCGGCTTGGTAACCGCGCCGACACCGCCACCACCGTTGGTGATCGGATTCAGCATCGCCTGCTGGAAGATAGCGCTGTTAGACCAGCCCATTACTCAGCCTCTTCTTCACTCACGCCAGTGACGGCGGAATCAGCATGTGCTAGACCTACGCCGATACGGACTTCGGGCTCGCGCTTGAGGAACTGCGGGCCGAAGTCAAACTTCGCCGGCAGCTCCTCACGACGCTCGCGCTTTTCGCGCGATGCCCGGCCCATGTCAGATGTCCAGATCGATGTCGCCGCGCGCCTCAAGCTCGTCCATGAACTGGCGGGCCAGCGCAAGGTCGTCAACTTCGGCGTCGGCCTCGTCGGTGACGTCCTCAGCAGGACCATCGCCAACGGTGAGCTTGCCGTCCTCGTCGAGCATGTCGGTGACCGTGGGAGTCTCCACGTCCTCGGGCGTGCCGTCCAGGTCGGTGACGGTGCCGTCCTCGTTCACGAGGTTGGCAACGCGCTCCTCGAACGCCGTCCACGGCGAGCGGCGCAGCGCAACCGCAAGGTCGTCGCAGGCGCGAGCCTCAGCCGCGTCCTTGTCCACCTTCGGAACGCTCTGGGTGCGCGTGTTCTTGAAGAACTTGATGGCCTGGCCGGCCTCCATCATCGAGCGCACTTCGTTCGGGTCCGCATCCACCCAGCGGGCGAGGGACTCGACAGCGCCGCTGATGTTGCGCGCCATCGCCGAGGTGTCGCGGTAGGCCGGGTCCATGACCGGGGCCACGTCCACCAGTTCGACGCTGTGCAGCGACCGCATCGGCAGGTTGTACTCGGACTTCTCCCAGGAGTCGCCGTCGTCGTCCACGCAGCGGAACGCGAAGCTGGAGTAGCGGACGTCACCGCGCTCCACGTACTCCATCACGTCGGAGCGGCACGCCGGAGGGATCACGTCGTACTTGAGACCGCGGTCGTCGATGCTGAGGCGAACGGTGTCCGCGCTCGTGGTGCCCAGCACGAAGTCGTCCTTGTGGTTGTACCGGCAGACCACGTTCGGCCAGCCCTCTTCCATCGCGCGGTTGAATGCGGTGGGGAGCACCTTTTCGTGGAAGCCGCCTAGACGGCGGGAGACCGCGTTGAACACCGACGCGTAGCCGATGATGTGCTTCTGCTCGGCCTCGTCGGAGCGGAACTCCAGCTTGTCGGGGTAGAAGCGGATCTCGGGGTACAGGGACTCCAGCGAGCGGCCGGTGTCCGAATCGGAGTCGGTGCCGACCCCGAACTTCTTAGCAGCAGCCATTACCTTGCCCTTTGCCTTAGCCCACATCGGGGAACGCGGACCGAGCCGTAGCGCCGCGATTACGTGCGCCTTGTCGTGGATCGGGAAGTGACGACCGCCCTTAGGGTCGATGTACGCAAAGTCGGAGTCCTTGAGGGACTCACGCTGCGCACTCGTCAGTACAGCCATCTTC